TGACTGGACTAGTTTAAGTGTAGTAAATCTAGATAGAGTAAACTTTAGTAACAGAACTATACCAGTAGGTGTTGATAGCGAAATAGATGTAAGTTCGTTAGAGTTTAGTACACCTATATATATTAGCTTACCAGTAAAGGTAAAAAAGTTAGGCGTTGTAACAAATATTATTGCAAACATATTTAATGAAGCAACAGGAGATATTGACTTAGGCCAAAGTATGCCTGTACTTAGTGCATATAGCGAAACTCCGCATCCTATTGAAAAAGTTGCAGATAGCAATCTTGATACAACAACAAGGGTAGACGATGTAACAAATAATAGAGTAACAACTTCAACAACATTTAGAGATTATGGTGTTTATATTTTAGGAAATACTGCACAACTTGTTGATGGAAGAGATGTTGGCACTCATAACTGGAGAGAAGTCATTGAAGCATATCCGGGGCAATATGTTGCAGATGTATCTAAAATAACATTACGTAAAGATAATACAGATAGTTTAATAGTTGGTACATTTACATTAAATGCAGTAAATGAGACAAAACTTACTATAAACTGGGATTCAGATACTTTGCCAACAGGAGACGTAATAGAAGGACCTGCACGTAGTTCAAATAGTTTAACAAGCATAGATAAAATAGTAGACCCATATAACTATAATCCAGCAACTGATAAAACTAGTGGATTTAGAGTATTGATATTAGATGATATAAATCCTAGCGATAATGTAGGACAGAATGTAGGAGATACTCCATATAACTTTGCTTATGACGGGCCCGATGCATGGAAAAATGATGACGGTACAGATTTTGTTGCAGGAAAAAATGATATTATTGAATGGGATGGTGCAAAATGGCACGTTGTATTTGATGCTAGTGCTACAACAACATTTACTAATACACAAAATCTTACAACTAATATTATCTACAAATGGACAGGCAGCGAATGGATACAAGCATATGAAGGCGAATATTCACATGGTAACTGGAATATCCAACTCGGTGGATAACTATTTGTATGAAAAAGATAGTATGTAGTGGAGCTCTATTCTATACTCTCAACACTAGTAGATTTTTACTTTTACACAGAACTGCCAGTAAACATAATAATGTTTGGGGTTTAGTAGGCGGTACAAACGAAGAAAAAGAAACTCCATTTGAAGGTTTAACTAGAGAAATAGAAGAAGAAATAGGCTTCCTTCCTGAAATAAAAAAGACAATGCCTTTAGAAACATTTATTAGTAAAGATGATCATTTTCATTTTCACACATATTTGTGCGTTGTAGAAAAAGAGTTTATTCCAAATCTAAATAATGAACATGATGGATATGCATGGGTAAGTTTTAGCAAATGGCCTAAACCATTACATCAAGGACTGACTAACACGCTTAGAAATAAAACGAATCAAAGAAAACTACAAACTGTTTTTGAAGTTGTCAAACTGTTGTCTTAACCAATCAAAATCATTGATTTTGCGCAATGCTTCAAGATTGCCTCTATTATTTTCACCGTATTTTTTGCCGTGAATAGCACCACTAATCGCTGCATCACCAAACAACTTATCTTTACCTCTTGTACACCAAGCATTTAATCTAAACTCGGTTTCATCGTCAAGTTGTCCGTCAATTGCTCTTGCACTTAATTTTACACATTCACGGAAGGCACTACGCCACGTACTAAACTCGTCTGTATTAAACTTGGTAATATTGGATACTCTATTAACAGTTTTAAACAACGGACTAATGCTTGTAGTCATATCAGGCTTGCTTGTGTCCATGTTAATAGTAAGATCTCTTGGTAATAGTTTTACAGCACCATAACCATATATTAATCCATTAATAGGATTTTGTGACTTCCACACATGCACAGTTTTTCTACTGTCAGGATCGTATGCAGGTACATAGTAATCAAAGTTAAAGTTGTCAACAATTTGAGCATCTGCGTCTACAATCCAAATCATATCTGTTTCAGCTGTTTGTGCTGCCATAATATGAGCTTGGTGTATACCTTCAACTCCATGCACCCTATGTATAGTTCTTTCAGGAAACTTTTGTAATAAGTTTTCAAAGTTTTCATTTGCATGTTCTTCATCTTTACTAATAAACACAATATCATAAAGAGTTGGATAACTTGCAATAACTTCGTGTTGTTTCTTATTTGTTAAGAAACGCATGTTTATTTCTCGCTCAGTAACCGGAACTTTTTTGCTTACAAGACTAATGCCGTCCCACGCATCGCCGTTTTTAAATACATGATTTGTATTTCTTTCAAACCATTGATTATGAGAAAAATACATATCAAAATCAAAGTTATCTGCAATATTTACTTCAGGCGGAATCATCCAAAACATTTCTGTTTTTGATTTTTTGAGAGCATGTTCGTAATCACTGTAGGTGTTGATTATAAACTTTTCGTATTTAATTGGGCCACTAGCAACAATATTCCATTCTTTTCTTTTAGCAACTAGTCTATGCTCAATCTCTTTTTGTGTTAAAGGTGAACGTTTTGTCAGCAAGAATAAGCCATTGTGTAAATCTTCGTTATTTACTTTGTGTACAAATGTATGATTAATACTTCTATCATAACTGTTATGATGACTAAAATACATAGTCAAATCAAAGTCGTTGTTTATTTTAATATTAGGAGTAGTTGCCCAAAACATTTCGGTGCTCGAATCTTCTATAGCTTCAAGATAATCATCGTATGTTTCGATATTAAATATATCATACGGTTTAGGCTTACTTACTACTGTTTCCCATTTTTTACTATTTGCGTAAAATCTATTTTCTACTTCTTTCCTAGTAACAGGACTATGTTTTGTAAACAAAACAACACCGTCATAATGTTCCCCATTTAAAAATACATGATTTGTTTCTCTGTCATACCTATTATCATGAGAAAAATAAATGTCAAAATCAAAGTCTAAAATATCTAGATCGCTTGGTACACCCCAGAACATTTCAGTTTTACATGTATCTAATGCAGTTAAATAATCATCATAACTATTGATAGTAAACTTGTTATACATTACGGATTTACTTGCAACAGTATTCCATTCTTTGCCTGCGAGCAAGTGTCTATATTCAACTTCACGCTGTGTTACTGGTCTGTGCTTGCTAAACAAAAATAATCCATTACGTAGTTTTTTATCACCAACTTGATGAATAAAACTATGATTTTGTTTTCTGTCATAGTCATTATCGTGGCTGAAGTAAATGTTAAAGTCAAAATCGCTTGTATCTATGTTATTACTGCATCCCCAAAACATCTCAGTATTAGACGATTCTAATGCATTAACATAATCCATGTAAGTTTCAATATTGAACTTATCGTACACAACTTTTGTACTTGCTTCAATATCCCATTCTTTAGCGTTTACTATATGTCTATATAATATTTCTTTTTCAGTAACAGGTGTATGTTTACTGAGTAAAAACAAACCATTATACATTTTTTTGCCATCTACATTATGAATAAATGCATGATTTGTTTTACGATCGTATTCATTATTCCAATCAAAAACTATACTAAAATCAAAGTTATCTGTATTAATGTTATGTGTTTTTGCCCAAAATAGTTCTGTTTTTGTGTTATCTACAGCAACTAGATAATCTTCATATGTATCAATATTGAATATATCGTATTGTTTAGATTCACTTAAAATAATATCCCATTCTTTTCTTTTTACAATATGTTTATGTTCAACTTCTTTTTCTGTAACCGGAGAATGTTTACTGTAAAGTATTACTCCATTATAACTTGTTTGATTACCTTTGTGTAAGAACTGATGGTTAGTGTTTCTGTCATACTCGTTGTCATGAGTAAAATAAATATCTAACGGTGCACATAACTTTGTATAACTCGATAAACCCCAGAACATTTCTGTTTGAGTTTTACTAAATGCTTCAACATAATCATCGTATGTATCAATAACAAAACTATCGTATTGTTTTGCTTTTGTGCAAGGACTTTTCCATTGTTTCACATCTATGATATGTCTATATTCGATTTCTTTACTTGTAATAGGTTTGTTAATACTTAGAAGAAAAATACCATTATACTTGTCATCACAATGCAAAAAGGCATGATTCATATTTCGATCAAATACGTTGTCATGACTAAAATACAAACTATAATCAAAGTTAGAATCATCAACGTTTCTAGACGTAGCCCAAAACATTTCTGTTGTTGAGTTATCTAATGCTTCAAGATAATCGTCATAACTTTCAACAATAAACTTATCATAAGTTTTTGGTTTACTTGCTACAATATCCCAATACTTACATTCAGCAATGTGTCTATACTGGATTTCTTTTTCTGTTACAGGCTTGTTTATACTCATCAAAAACAAGCCATTGTATAGTTGTTCGTCTTTTACTTCATGTATAAATGCATGATTAATATTTCTATCATATTCGTTATCATGTGTAAAATAAATGTCAAAGTCAAAATCACTTGTATCGATATTTTTACTTGTCATCCAAAACATTTCAGTTTCGCATGTATCCATTGCAAACTTGTAATCTTGCCAGCTATCAACTGTGTAAACTTCGTATTTTTTAGGTCCACTAGCAACAATATCCCATTCTTTTCGATTTACTAAAAACCTGTGTTCTACTTCTTTTTTACTAATAGGACAATGTCTACTGATTAAAAATAAACCGTTATAATATTCTTTATCATCAACTACATGTTTAAATGCATGATTTATTTTTCTATCATACTGATTGTCATGACTAAAATAAACACTTGAAAAATCAAAATCACTAGTATCAATATTAGCACTACTCATCCAAAACATTTCTGGACCGTTATTATAAAATGCCATTTCGTAATCTTCAAAACTATCCACAAT